AAAGATTTTGCCAGCAATGAAAGATACGTATAAGCCTAAAGTTCCAGATATGGAGATTATGCGTCCTACAACTCCTGAGAAAGGATCAGAATAATGAAGTACATATTAACTGCGGTCTTTGCTATGCTGTTGGCGGGTTGTCAGATGACGACCACTCAGATTGTTGATAAGAATAGAGATGGTGTTGTTCTCATCGCAAATGAACTAGAGGATGACAAAGGCGGAATCGGCACAGGCTTTCTGATTCAAGACAACATGATTGTAACAAATCATCATGTAATCGAAGGCAACGGAAAGCTTTCAGTTTTTGCGGATGATTCTGAAAGAAAGTATGATGCTAAGGTGCTATACTCAGATGAAATAGCAGACTTGGCCATTGTTGTTCTAGAAGACTGGGACAAGTTCAAAGAGACAGAGACTCCTGAAATTCTATCTTTCGGTAATAGCGAAACAATAAAACCAGGCGATAAGGTAATCGTCATCGGTCATCCTTGGGGTCTAGCATGGACTGTGTCCGAAGGTATCATGTCAGCAAAGAACATTCGCATGGGTCAGAATCCAAAGTTCATGGATCAGATTGATGCTAAAATCTTCCAAGGCAATTCAGGCGGTCCAACTTTCAACGACAAAGGGGAAGTCGTTTGTGTGAATGATATGATGCTGGCCAAAGAGGGCGGCTCATACGGCTTCTGTCTTCCATCCAATTTTGTAAAGAAGGTACTTTATGATCTGGACAAGTTTGGTGAAGTCAGATGGCGTGCAATAAATGTATCTGTAAACTTGACAGATGACCGCTCTTCTGTTATACTTGCATCTGTTGAGCCTAATGGAGCAGCCGACAAGGCAGGACTAAAAGAGGGTGATAAGTTGTTAGAAATCTTTACGCCAAACAATCATCCTAATGGAGTCAAGATTTCAAATGCTGATGATTTGATTTCTGAGTTTGCTGTGATGAGAGGCGACGATGAAGACGTTAAACTATTGATTGAGCGCAACGGAGAAAAGATGATGATCGATGTGAAGACAAACTATAAACTATCCAAGGAATACACGCCGGACATGGGCAAGAAGTAATATGCCCACAAAGGAAGAGATTACAACTTTTTCTTTGCAAATAGAAAAATTAGCAAAGAAGTGTGACATGCCCTATATGGATGCTATTATTCAATATTGTTCTGATACTGGGCTAGAAATTGAAATTGCCGCAAAACTTATATCTGGTGCATTAAAATCAAAGATAAAAGTGGAAGCAGAAGACCTCAACTTTTTACCAAAGTCAAATACAACCAAACTACCATTATGAAACTCTCAGGGTATGAGACTTACTGTCTTTACCTTGCCTTGAAGAACCACTTTACTCTTGACAAATACGATTTCTTCAAGTATAATGGTAAAACGAAAAATGTCAGCAAGGAATCATTTCTGATTCGGAAAGACAGATTTCAGTTTGAGAAGTTGGCCAGAAAGTGTGATGATGTAAAAACACACATGATAGTCAACTTCCTCGCAGATAGGGCATGGATTGGAGATATGCTGGATGATGATGCGTATGATGCTACCAAACGTTATGTGAAAAGTATCCAGTCCATGTCCTACAATTTTAAGAATGAATTGGAAAAGATAGAAGACTTGAAAGACCTATTCACTATGAGCGACACGGGTTATCCAAAGTTCATGGTAGAATATAACTTCGGCAATCTATCTCTGGAATCAATAATCATCCTTGATGCATTCATCCAGTTCATTCCAAAGTTTGATGCTAAACTCGGCGATGATTATCTCTGGTCTAAGTTTAGCTTCAAAGCACGGAAGTTTGCTCCGTTTCTGCTTCAAAACCTGGACAGAGAAAAGTTCAAACAAATACTAAAAGAGAAACTAAATAGTGCTTGACAGGGCGAGATTGTCCTGTTATTATACAAATCATACAACGCAATACAACGCAATACGGAGAACATACAATGTCAAATTTCGCATCCCTCAAGAAGTCTTCGGCTGATATCGGCCGTCTTACCAAGGAAATCGAGAAGATCAATACTCCCGAGACCGGCAGTAATGGTGCTGATGATCGTTTTTGGAAGCTTGAAGTAGACAAGGCAAGCAATGGCTATGCAGTCATTCGTTTCCTTCCTGCTCCTGCTGTTGACGGTGACGATGCTCTTCCATGGGTACGCATCTTCAATCATGGCTTCAAGGGACCAGAAGGCAAGTGGTACATCGAAAACTCTTTGACCACTCTCAATCAGAAGGATCCTGTGTCTGAGTATAACTCTCAGCTTTGGAACTCTACGACTGATGACAACTCACCCGCACGTAAGCAGGCCCGCGAACAGAAGCGCCGTCTGTCTTATATCGCCAACATCTTGGTGATCACAGACACTAAGAACCCGCAGAACGAAGGCAAGGTCTTCTTGTACAAGTTCGGCAAGAAGATTTTCGACAAGATCACTCTTGCTATGAACCCGCAGTATCCGGATGATCCGCCGATGAACCCGTTCGATCTGTGGAACGGCGCGAACTTCAAGCTTAAGGCCCGTAAGGTCGATGGTTATCTTAACTATGATCTGTCTAGCTTTGATAATCCTTCACCGCTTCTTGACGGTGATGACGCAAAGCTTGAGAAGGTCTGGAAGTCGGAGTATTCACTTAAGGAACTTCTTGATCCGAAGCACTTCAAGTCTTATGATGAATTGAAGCGTAAGATGAATGATGTGCTTGGTTTGAATGAGCAGGTACAGTCTGCATCTATTACTGGACTTACCAAGTCGGCAGCTAAGAGCGAACCTTCGTTTGAAGCTGCAAAGCCACGGAAGTCTGTTGAAGACACGCCGCCGTGGACTGACAGTGAAGATGAAGACCTTGATTATTTCAAGTCTTTGGCTAATCAATAAATACGAATATCAAGCGAACGCTATAAGGAACCAGAGCCTGAACGCAAGAGAGGGAGAGTTTCGGCTCTCCCTTTTTTTATTATGCTATGTAGTCTGATCTATCAGTATTGACCATTCTGATCTGCATAGCCGCTCTAAGTGCTGTAGAATTTGGTCTTCTAATCTCCGAAACAACATTTGTGTAAGGAGTAGATGGCACACGACTAGATTTCATACTCGCAACTTGACTAGGATTTTGTTGCTGCATATTTGAAGCAGCATTTTCAGACTGAGAACTTTCATCGGAACGGCCGCCTTGTGGTGTTAAAGCGTCTGCACTCATCTTAGATAGAGGCTGAACTTTTATTTGCTCTGCACCATATTCGGCCACTTTTGTTCTTTGTATTACTTCACCACTAGTTGGCGAACGAGTAACAATTTCGCTGTCGCCTAGAGTATTAATAGTACCGCCTTGCGCCATAGTTCCTAAAGGAACTGTGTTTGATTTTGGCGCTTCTGTCGCTGTTGCTACATTAGCTCCTGCTATAACTGTAGGATTAGCAATTGATGGCGGAGCAGAGGATATTTGATTTTCTTTTTGTGTTGCTATGATTCTATCTTTTTTTGCCTTGGTCATAGAAAAAGGATGAGATTCAGGTAAAAGGGCTGCACCACTCTGTTCTACGACTTCAACATTGGACTGCGGTTGTATCGTTTCGGCAGTAGCTTGTCTGTCATTGACTGCCTGCGCTTCGGCCAGTTTTTTCTTTTCTTCTTCTAACTTGGCTAATCTTTCTTCTCTAGCTTTTCTTAATGCTGGCATGCCGCCAGCTTTTTGAAATTCTACAGCTTGTCTTTGTCCTTCCGCAAAAGCCTGCTGGGCCCATTGATCAGATTCCCATACAGCTTCTTTGCCAGCTGGAGCACCATAAGGTTTATTTGAATAATCGATATCAGGTCTTACCACTGTACCTATGTGTATTCCAGATTCGCCCATATAACCAAGACCTGAGCCAATTCCTGTTGCTCCCATTTTTCTGGAGTTTGTAATGAACTTAGACATGATTTCTCGGTCTGCTTCATTCTTAGAACTTAGATATCGATATGATCCGTCTGCATTCTTAACTTTTAGTCTAATATCGGCAGCATGACCTAAATCATGTCTTTCTTTTCCAGTTCTTGGACCGCCTTGTGTAATATCCGCTTGGCCTCCAGAAAAGACTTCAACTTGTACGCCAGATTCTTCTGCTGCGAGTTGTAACACTTCTTTCAATTCAGGAGTAATTGGCTGTCTTCTTGTTTTGGCAATTTTTGATTGTTCTTCTGATACGAGAGATTCGCCCGTTGCTGCTTCTGATCCTCTAACTTCTGTAGCTGTTGCAACTGCTGTCTGAGAAGCAACATCTTGAACAATAGCTAAAGCGTCTTGTGGAGTTCCGCTTTTCGGTGCAATAGCTGAAACTTGATCTGACTGTATATTTTGTAGAATTTTTCCAGTACTTAAACCATCTGTAGCAATTTTTGTTGAATCTTTAGCTAAAGTTCCCATTTGATTGGCTATGCTATCACCAACAAATGTTGCTCCTGGATGTAGATCAGCTATTCTTTTTGCTTCGTCGTGAGGCGGATGATAGCCGCCAGTCCCAGACCAATCTTTGATTACTTCTGTTTTTACGCCAGTTTCATTAACAGCCTTCATGACTTCATCGTGTGCAGCTTGAAATTTAGGATCACCGTCTTTTGGAGGAACCACAACAACTTCATAGCCTTTAGCTTGAGCAGCTTTTATCGCTTCGATTGTGTTTTTATATGTGTCTTTTGGATTATCCCAATCATTTGTTCCCATAGATATAACCATGGTCTTTTTTGATGATGGAACTTCTTCTGCCGTTTTTTTATTCTTTTCGTTTTCATTTTCTGTTCTAGCAGTAACCAATGCGTCTCTGACAGATTCGACAGAATGTCCTGCTCTATTTCCGCTTCCGTATGCGCTGGCGCCAGCAGGTCTAAAATTTCCTCCAACATTCATATCAACAGGAACAGGAATACTAGCAAACTCTAAAGACAATTCTTTTTGTGCAGCCAATAGGTCGTTGCTTTCACCTCTGATGTATCGACCAACGGCTGGCCTTTTTTCCATAATAGTATACAAACCCATTTTTTCTTGAATTTCTGGCGTGAGTTTATCGCCTGGTTTAAGTCCAAGAAATTTTACTGCGCCGGGCCAGGCGCCATTACTTGTAAGCTGATATTTTCCAACAGCAAACAATCTATCTGGATGTCCTAGCGGTAAAGACATATATTTTTCAACTTCAGCGACAGTTAATTCTGTCAGTGGTTTTCCACCTCTCTGCGTATTATTAGTAGACCCTACAATATTTCCGCGTAAAGTTCCTCCATTACTACTATTGTAGCCGCCTTCGCCAGAAGCTATCATGCCTAGAAGTTTTTGTGTGCCAGAACCCGAAACTAAATTTGAACCGGCCGTTTTTTCTTTTCTTCTTGTCTTATCTACATATCCAGCTAAAAATGGATTGCTCTCTACAGCACGGAACTGAGACGCGGTGATCTTAGGCGGGCCTTTATCTTCAGGTGTACCTGAAACCTTATTGATGTCTGAATTGCTTACACCTGCATTTTTAGCTCTATTTAAATACTCTGCTTTCGAAAGATTTGGATCACTGCCAGCGCCAGACAATGCAGATTTAGCGGCATCAGCGTCTTTAGAAAAATAAGAAGGAAATAGGCTAGCTCTTTGGCTCGGAGTCAAAGAAGCATTAACCTGATCGGCAAAACTAGAATACATTAACGCCTTTCTATCTCTGAAAGGCATTGCCTGAATCGATTTATAGTCTATTGTAAGGTCTTTTGGATTTATTGCCATTTTACTTTCTCATTTGTCTTTGCAACATCATCTGTCTTTCTCTCGCTTTTTCGTTTTCTTCCTGAACGTGTGCCTTGAGCATATCCAAATACAAGTATCTTTCCCAAGGTAGCATGTTCTCTATATCGCTTAAAGAATAATGATGAAACTGCATCAAATTGAAATTGGTCTTGTAATGGTTGACCAACGTATCATGACCAAAAATTATAAAAAAAAACTATCAAAGTTGTTGTATCGGATCTTATGTTCAAATCCACATTTCTTACAAGTCTGTTCAACTCGACACTCAAATTCTGGAAAATTCTCAACGAAAGTTTTCAGCTTTTCTAACTGAACCTTTGTCAAGTTCTCTACAAATTCTTGAATTTCTTCTTTGCTTTTATCTTTTGTAGAATATATTTCGTCTTTATCAAAGATGTAGTCAATTGAAGCGCAAATGATGCGAATGACTTTATCCAGTTCAGTTTCATTGCTCATTATCGCTTTGATAACCGAATACTTTGGATATTTCATCTTTACACCAAAATCAGGCGAAAGCCTTATTTCTGGTGATATATTCTCATTTTTAACAACAGACGCCTTTGAAATATCGATATCAACAGTAAATATATTTCCACACTTTTGATCGTCTACAATATTATTGCATGTGAAATTTACTGGTATGGTTTCGCCGACAGACTTCGATCTTAGAGCAACTATCAAATAGTCTATATCAAAAAACGGAAGATTATCTACAGACACATCGTTATCGACTAGACAGTTATTGATTACTTGCTTTGTCGTTTCGATTATTTCGTTCGTATCTTTTGTCTGCGCTGCGATGAGAAGCAGCTTTTCTTCTTTAACAAGAAACGGCCTAATTCTTACAGATTTGCCATTTGAAGGCAAAGTCACTGTGTATATTGGCGTATTGATTTTAGGTAAACTCATAATGTACTAACCCTTTTTAATTATCTATTTGGACCTCTGACAGGTTGATTTTCAGGAGTCAAGAATGTTGGAAGCCAAGTACCTGAATTTACTGTACTTGATGCACCTTTGACTAGATCGTATGCTTCGAAGAATTTAGGATCTAGTGTCTCTCTGTGCCATCTTTTATATGTAAAGGCCACAGTTAGTCGGTTAAAGTTGTCTTCTGCCCAGTTTACAGGCATCGGATTGACAAGAATTGGCCAAGCTTCTTCAAATGTGAACTTATATTGAGCACTCACCTTCTTAGCAGGATCACGACTTTCTGCCGAAACTCTGTTAGGACGATCTGGATTATTTGTGCTTGAGGTTTCAACCTCGCTCATTTGAAATAAGTCTATGCTGCAAATGTAGTCTTTGCGATAATTGAAATTGTAATTGTTTGAGGGATTGATAAGTTCCATCCAATCGTCAAACATCTGTCTTTCTAAGAATAGGTCTCTAACCAAGAAGGTTAGGTTCAAATCTTCATAAGTTGTCTGATAAGGCATCTTGAAGCTTGGACCGTAGTATCTAACATCAATATTCATAAAGCCGCGGCCTGGAAGCTCTGCTGCTTCGCAAAGATACGATAAGTCTCTTATGACAGTATTGTATACGCCTCTACGAACTATTTTACTAGGTAGAGAGTTTATTCTGACAACAAATCGATTGGCTTTAGATGGCCCACCATTTCTAGATACCGCTGATGTATATTCTTGTAGCCCTAAAAACTGTGGAGGATTTGTAAAAACTGTGCTTGCCATTTCTTAACTCTTTGATACAAACAACTGAACAGGTAAGTTTATAGCATTTACCCATTCATTTGCTGTGATTTCTATAAATTTGCTTCTAACATGACCATACAGATATCTCTTGATACAAGGGCGCATTAAACTGTTCAATTTTCTTGTACTAGAGAGTAGATCGTAAGACAGTCTCAATTTAGTGGTTTCATTATATTTGTTGTTAGTGGTGTAGT